AGGGGGCTGGTGCAGAGGCGGGAGAAGGAACTGGTGAAGACGGCGGTAGAGGTTCAGGTACAGGAGAAAGCAACGGTAACGGTGAAGATACCCCTAGAGGAGGTGGCCGTGGGGGCGGTTCCGTTGGCTACGACCCTGTAGGACAAGCAGAACAAGACAGGTTCCCTGTTATCTTTAATCCTTTTGCTTCTGGATCTTCTGGAGATAGCGGTGGCGGAGGCGGTGGAGGTGGTCAACCTACAGGTATGCTTGACCCTCGTTTTAAACCCTACATGGCTTCAATAGGCTATGCTCCTGTTGCTATACCTAAAGCTATTCTTCCCCAAGCTCCTATTGTAAGTAGTTTATTTAGCGAGTATTTAGCATGACATACATAAACATAATGAATAACGTACTGCGTCGTTTGCGTGAAGAAGAAGTTACTACTGTAAATCAAAGTACTTACTCTAAGATGGCTGGGGACTTTATTAACGACGCTAAGACAATGGTTGAACAAGCTGCTGATTGGTCTGGTTTGCGTACTACAACAAGTGTTTTTATTGTTGCTGACGATAACGTGTATTCTTTAGCTGGTAGTGGTGATGACGTAAAGGTAATGTCCGCCTATAGTTATGTTACTGCTTCTGGATCTGGTCCGGGAAACCACTTACAGTACCAAACTAAAGATTGGTTTAATGACCAACAATATATAGACAGGAGTTTGGTGATAGCTGCTGAAGGCGGTCTTACAGGTAAGCCTCTGTACTATACTTTTGACGGTTTAGACGATAATGGCGATACTCAAATTCGTCTTTACCCCATGCCTGATGCGTCTTATGGGGGTAGGTTTCAATTAGTAAAACGACAAGGAGACTTAACAAGCAATGACGATAAACTCTTAGTACCTGCACAGCCTGTAATACACCTTGCGGTAGCGTTGCTTGCACGAGAACGTGGTGAAACAGGTGGTACTTCTACTGCTGAGTACTTTGCTATTGCTGATAAGTACTTGTCCGACGCTATTGCTATTGATGCGGCAAAGCACCCCGAAGAGATGATCTTTAGGACTATCTAATATGTCACAAGAACTAAAGAGTATTAATCTTATAGCACCGGCGTTTAAAGGAGTCAATACTGAAGACTCTCCTATTGCTCAAGACCCGTCGTTTGCTGACGTTGCTGACAATGCAGTCATTGACAAACGTGGACGTATTGCTGCACGTAAAGGTTTTGAAGTTATAACAACAAGCGCTACTCCTTTAGGTTCTAATCCAATAACTGTTATTCATGAGTTTGAAGACGGTGCTGGAGTTACAGAGGTTTTAAGCGCCGGTAATAATAAAATATTTAAAGGTACTACTACTTTAACTGACATTACTCCCGGTAGTTACACTATTAACGACAACAACTGGAAGGTAGTTAACTTTAACAATAAAGCATACTTCTTTCAAAAAAACCAAGAGCCTGTTGTGTATGATGGCACTTCTGCTGTAAAACTATCTACTGTGTCTGGTGCTGCTGGAATTACAGGAAAATATGGTAACGAAGTTTTGTCTGCCTTTGGTCGTCTTTGGGTGGCTGGTGTTACTAACGACACATCTACTATTTATTGGTCTGACTTACTTATAGGTCACGACTTCTCTGGTGGTACTAGTGGTTCAATTAACTTAGATAAAGTATGGCCTGATGGATATGATGAAGTTGTAGCATTATCAGCACATAACAATTTATTAATTATCTTTGGTCGTCACAGTATTGTTGTTTACCAAGGAGCAGAAGCACCGGCAACAATGTCTCTTGCCGACACTATTAATGGTGTTGGTTGTGTTGATAGAGATACGGTGCAGTATACAGGTACAGATGTTATTTTCTTGTCACACACAGGTTTGCGTAGTTTTGGGCGAGTAATTCAAGAAAAGTCAATGCCTATAACGTCTCTATCAAAGACAGTTACAAAAGATATTATTGCTTTGTTGCAAAACGAAACAGAGAGTTTTAGATCTGTTTACAGTCCAGAAGAAAGTTTTTACTTAATCACATTTGCAGGACAAACAACTACTTATTGTTTTGATACTAGGGGTACACTAGAAGACGGCTCTTTCCGCGCTACTCGTTGGCCTAGCTCTGTTTTTAAAGCTTACGAAAGACTACAGAACGGTAAAGTGTATATAGGAACAACACACGGTATTAGTGAATATAAGAGTTATACAGATAATAATGCTAAGTACCGTTTTAGGTACTACAGTCCTAGTTTAACTTTTGGTGATCCTTCTCGTGTTAAGTTTTTAAAGAAAATTAAACCAACAATAGTAGGCGGTAATAGCTCTTCTATATTTATGAAGTTTGCTTACGATTTCAACACTGCATATAGAACAACAGAGTTTACAACAGGCAATCAGCTTCCAGCTTACTTTGGCATTAACGAGTTTCATGGGGATGACCCCGGAGATGAGTCTAATCCTTTGTCAGAATTTACAGCAGGGGAGTTAACTAGTCAAGTAAGCCTCAATGCCGCTGGTGGAGGCACTAGTATTGTTGTAGGTCTTGAGGCAGATATAAACGGATCAGAACTTTCATTACAGGAAATAAACATACTAGCTTTGATAGGTAAAATACTATGAGCAATGGATTAATGGGCATAACTCCCACTTCAGACTACCAAAGACAAATAAAAAGTCAAGGTGGTATTTTTCAAAACGCTACTGCTTCTAAACCGCCAGCAGCAGGATCTTCAACACCTCCCTCTAATCCTAGTCTTACTGATGCGCTTCTAGATTTTTTAGGTGGTGGAGGCGCTGAAGGTCTTGCTGGTCTTGGTTTGTTAACCAATGCTTATGGAAGACTGGGCGATATTGGTGAGCGAGGTTTAGGTCTAGGTCAAGATCTTGCACAGACTCAATTAGAGCAAGCATCGTTTAGACCTTACACGGTTACTACTGCCACAGGAGGACAGTTCGGTACTCAGATTGATCCTGTTACTGGGCAGTTGTCAACTACAATGGCAATGTCTCCTGAAGAACAAGCTTTCCGTAACCAAATGTTTGGTGGTGCCGGTGGTTTCTTTCAAGGAGCCTCTGCTGATCCCTCCGTACGTGAGCAAGAGATTTATGAGCAAATTCAAGCCGCTACTTCCCCACAACAAATGGCTGAAAGATTAGGTCTTGAAGAGCGTTTAGCTGCTCAAGGTCGTCTTGGTGTAAAAACAGCGCAGTTTGGTGGAACTCCTGAGCAACTTGCAATGGAAAGAGCACAACAACAAACTCTAGCTCAGGCTCGTCTTGGTGCGGCACAGCAAGCACGTCAAGAACAAGCAGGACAAGCTGCGTTAGGTCAGCAGTTCTTAGGCGCTAGTTACTTACCTCAACAGATGTTGTTACAAGGACTCACGCCCGGACAGACTGCGGCGGCGGCTCAACAACAGGCTCAGTTGTACGGTACAGGTTTGTTTGGTGAAGCGTCTGCTTCTGGTATTGATGCACTGTTGGCATCAGGATTAGGACAGGCTAACTTAATGGGTGCGGCAGGTACTGGTTTGTTGTCGGGGTTGTTCGGATCTGGTGGGGCTAGTGGTGGCTCTAATCCGTTGACCGACTACCTTAGAAACTTATTACCAAACGGATAAACAAAGTAGGAGATTAATAATGGCTACTTTTGGAAAACAGTTTTTACAGCAAATGGCTAACCCTTCTTTTGGTCAGGGGTTATTTACTGCTGCTCAACAAATAGGTGCTGCTCCGGGTCGTCGTAGAGTTCAAGAACAATTAGCTTCCGCTACTCCTTTAGAGCGTTTTGATCTTGCTATTGCTCAACTAACAAGAGCAGGCGATCTAGAGAAGGCTGCAAAATTAACAGCAACGAAAGATAAGTACGTTGCTGACCAGCAAGCCCGTACTGAAACGCAGATAACTAGTGTAGTCGCTTCTCAGATGTTGTCTTCAGGCTCCACTGAAGTTCCTGAGTCAATTACATATGGCGGTCAAAAAGTTGCAATACCTCCTAGACTCAGTAGTGACATACTTGAAGAAGTGAATACTTTACAGAGTGCAAGAGATGCGCGTGAACTTGCTGTTACATCAGGCGAGTTATTACCAGACTATGATGCTTACATTAAAGATAATCCTCAACTACTTGAGCAGGCTCCTATGCTTTCTAAAACATACGACCGAATTACAAGTGATGAGCCGGGTATGCTTAGAACTGAAAAAATTAACGCTGTTAAATCTTTAATTACGTTAGTAGACAATGACAGAAAACAACGCAGAGAAGCGCGGACAGGCGAAAAGGCGCTAGGCGTACAGGTAGAAAACTTAATGGAGTCTATAAAAACAAGGGGAAGTAACACGCCTTTCTGGAAAGGTAATGATATGGCTGACTTCCTTTCGGATGCTGAAGACGATGAACTTGATTTGTTTAAAAAACAAGCTGTTCTTAAATTACAGCAAGACCCTTCCGCTACTGAAGCGGAAATTATTAATTACGCTATGACAGGAATGCGTGAACAAATACCCGGAGAAACACAGTCTCGTGCTATAAGAGAAAATATGAGAATACGTGCTGCAATGCTTGAGGAGATTGTTGATGATTTAATGAAGGAAATGGGGCTGTCCCGTGAGCAAGCAGAGGCAGAAGCACGTAGGCGAACAGATCCTTCACCTGCTAATATTAATGCTATCTTAGGCGCTGGCTTACCAATGTAATAACTTGAGGTTTTCATGGCAAAAATTAAAAAGACAACTGACGAGCCTAGAAAAAGTAAAAGTCCTGAAGTT